GGGGAGTTACACCAGAAGATAACGAGATTATCTTTCATAAGATAGTAGGTTTGCAGATTAAAAAAATAAGGTTTATGCGTGGCAAAACTTTGACTAGATTAGGTAATGCACTTGGAGTTACATTTCAACAGATTCAAAAATACGAGGCTGGTAAGAACTCAACTCCACATTTGAAACTAAAAAAAATATGTGAATATCTATCGGTATCAATAGATTACTTTACCAAACCAATGGATGATGCTAACTTAGAATTAACAAAGAGAGGAAAAATCAATAATGTCTATCACTTTAATAACCGACATGTTGCTAGATAAAAGAATAGCTGAAATTAAAAAACAAGCTAAAAATAATAAATATGCTTATGAGTATTATATTGATGAATATTATTCATTGATTGATCTTAAAGCTAAAATCAAAGGAGAGAAAAATGACAACAATAACTACTGAGCATGGTCATCAGATAGAGTTTAACGAAGAAAAGCATGTCTATATCCATAACAACGAATATGTTGTGGGTATGAGTACAATTCTTGGAAAACTTGCTAGTCCACAATTAGAAAATTGGAAGATAAGCAATATGGTTAATGCTATTAAAAAAGAAATGGAAAGACAAGAAATTCCATTAGATAAAATAGAATCTATTGTTTTAAATGCTAAGACCAATGCAAAAAAACAAGGAGATAACATTCTTAATATAGGCTCTATGGTTCATAAATATTGTGAGATGTGGCTTAAAGGAGAAAAATTTACTGACCCAAGCGACCCTGTAGTTAAAGGGTGCTTTGATAAGTTTAAAAGATTTTGGACAAAGCATAAGTTAAAAATGGTGGAGTCCGAAAAGATTTTATACTCTGAACGAGGATTTTGTGGAACTTTAGATTTAATTGCTAAAGACCCTGAAAATAATCTTTGGCTCATAGATATAAAAACTTCTAAGGGTTTGTTTTTGAATATGGTACACCAATTACATGGTTACTCACTTGCCTATACAGAGCAAACAGGAAAGAAGATCAATAAGATGTATATAGTCCGACTTCCAAAAGATAGTGGAGATTTCGAGGCTAGACATATCTTATATAAAAAGGAACACTTAAAAGCATTTCTTGGATTATTAAGTTGTCATAAATCCGAGTTATTGTTCAATGAGTCAGTACGAAAATATAATCAACTAAAAAAAGGAAAAACAAATGTATCAAAAAAGTAAATTCGATCTCCCGTTCTGTGGGCTTCAAGCAAGACTATTTTCGACCGGAAATGCCAGTCCAAAGTATGAATATAGTGGAGAGGCTAGTAAAGTTAAATTTACTTGTAGTTTAACTAAAAAAAAATACAGCTTATCGCAAGTCAATGATTGGTTTAACACACCAGAAGTTCAAAAATATGTTAAAGCTGGATATGTGTTAAAATATATGACTAAGACACAGGAAATGCAGAATCCACCTCAATATGCTAAAAGCAATTTAGAGCAAATATTTTGTTTGGTTATGGTTAAACCATACAAACCAAGAACTGATAATGTAGATGGATTGAAACCTATATCTCAAGCCATGCCAACTTATGCTACACAGTTTGCACCTGATAATGCAAAGCCTGTAGAACAATCTGATATGGATGATGAAATACCATTTTAATGACTAAATTATCTAACACACAAGAACAACTTATTAGCGATTTCTATAACTTAAAAAAAGATTTCGCTATTAAGTTAGAGGAGATACAAGCATTATACATGGAATGTAAAAACTATTCTAAAAAGATTGATAAGTTGGAAGAAGAAAAAAGACAACTACAAGCTAAAATTAGAGAACTTAAAAAAGAGGCTAAAGAAAATTTATTACACCCATGATAATACTTGGAAAACCAATACATAGAAAATTTAACAAGTTGATTTTTTTATTATTAACATTTATTTTATTAGGAGTCTTATATGCAATTATCTGAACAGTTATTTAAAAAATTATCTGATGCTTCTAACGATTGGGCTGAAGCTGAAAAGAAAGTTATTATTTTAGAAGAAGGTAAAAAAGCTACATTTAGCAAACTTGTTTTAAAACATAAGAAGTTAGTAAAAACAATCGCAGAGGCAGAGTACCATGCTCGTAGCGATAAAGAATATCAAGATATTATAGAACAATATTCAGAGGCATCTATGAACTTAATTAAATGTAGATACCACTATAATAATATTGATAAGTATGTAAGTTTAAAACAATCAGAGTTAAAAAGAGATTTAGCTTTGAATAGTAAAGTTTAACAAATTCTATAAATATAGTACTGTATTTATAGACAGAGCCACTAGCGAGAGTTGGTGGCTTGTTAAAAAGTTTTTGGGTGTTTCATGTGGGTTTTTATAAATGTTTCCCACTTTGCTCTTTGCACCCAAAATAGTTAGAGTGGATTTGACTCCCCTTACCACTTTAACATTGAAGCTGGGGTAGGCAATAACTGGTTCTGCTTACCCTAGTTTCTAGTAATCTCTAAATCTTTTAAATTAGTTTTTTCTGTGATTGGAGTTTCTGAATATTGATAATCTACAACTTCAACATCTTCGTGTCGTTCAAGTTCATATAGAGCATTTAAAAGTTTTGGTTTGTTAGGTGCAGTATCTACAAATCTAAAACAAACAAAATGGTTATAATCTTTCCATCTTGATGATATTTCAAATTCTACATCTACAATAATTGCGTCTATGTCCATTAGATCATATTAGCGATTTTTAGATTTTATGAAATGCTATTTTTTAGCAGTAAATTTCTTGACAGTATTTACACCAAAAGATGCACCAACTATTGTAAGAATTATTATCCAAAAGTAATCACTAGCATATTCAAGTATTTCCCAGCCTCTTAGCATAGTTTCTTGAAATTGTGGTACAAAATGAAATACAAATATTAAACTAAATACAACAACTAACCATTCATCTTTAAAACTATTTTCTTGTTGTCTTATTTGTTCTACTGATACTGTTTTAACAGCCTCTATTTCTTTAGCTTTAATAATTTTATCTTTTTCTAATTTATGCTGAATTGCACCAATAGTTTTATTAGCGATTATCTTTGTTAGTGGATTTGATAATAATTTAAGCCAGATCATAAATAAGTATTAGCAGTTAAAATAATTAGTGCTGACCAGTATAGCACAAGGAAAGAATAAATTAAATATAGGAATTTCATTGACTCCTAATATTACTTATTTTTTATTTTTCAATAATTCTTTTGCTAATTCGCAATAATGGATAATCTTATTCCATTTCTCAGTAGGGTCTTCTCCAGCTTTATTTCGGAGTGCGTATTTTATTATATTACCTTGTATGAAATCAAGGTTATTTTGGACAATAAACTCGATTGGCTGTATCTTATAGGCTTTATAATGATTGCCACCTATTTGCTTGTCTATGGCTCTCTGCGTGGCTGTATGAGGCTTTAAAGTAGCTTTCCTATCCATTTTCCCGACTTATCTTTAATAAAAGGCTCGATAATAGGAAGTCCATTTTTAATAACAGAACAGCCAATTAAAGGTCTAGCTTTTTGAACTTTGTTATATCTAAAGGCTAATGATTTATTATCTATCATGCAACCTACTTGTAAGCCATAATATAAACCTAAGCTGTTTCCATACCATCTACAACCCATTGAACTGTGATAGTGTCCTTGAACACAACTCATTCCCATACTTTGTGCTAATTTTAATACATCAGCAGTTTTACCATGACAAAAATAAACTTTACCAAGTGGTGTATCTATTGTTAAATCATCATGCCATTTCCAGCCTTTTCCTACTTGTAAAAATTCATTGTAATTTCTTAAATATGCTTTTGGTATTCCATGCTTTAATGCTTTTCTATAAACTAAACTTCCGTGATTAGAGTCCATCAAATCCATTTGTGGAAATAGTTTTTCTAATTCATGGACAGTAGGTAAAGATATTTTTAATTCATCTCCAGCACTAGGTAAGTCAGGGTCAGAATCGTGAAATGATAATGCGTGTTTATCTAATTCATCTCCAATATGGATTACTTTATCAAATGAATATTTTTTTTTTAAAAGTTTTAAATAAGGTATTAATTCAGGTACATGATAAGGTATATGAGTATCGCTGATAATCAAAACTGATTTATAAATCATACAAGTATGTGTTGTATATTATTTTGATAAAAAGTAAAGCACTTGGGCTATAAACAATAAAGCTACAGCACCCACTCCATACATAATTAAATTAGTTAAACTATCAAATTTATTATCAATCTTATCGTTAATTTTTTCTATATCTTCGTGCATGTGTTTTAAATGATTATTTTGAATTGTATAAATAGATTTTTTTAATCCTGTTACATGACCATATAAGGCAACAATGTGTTCTCCTGTTGTTCTTGGTCTTTTAGCCATTAATGATAATCCTCTAAATACAAACTAAATGAACCAGAAATAGCTGATGTTGCATCTGCTTTGGCTCTTAATTCTATATCGCTTTTTTGATCTACTAAAATTGGTATTTCAAATTTTCTATAAACAGGTACAGCAAAAGTTGTTTGATAGCCTACTGTATTCCATACATTACCATTAGAAACTTGTTTTGTTAAAATTTTAGATTCTACCTCTTTTTGTTTGCTCATCCCAATAGAAGCTGAAACAATCCAACCTCTTTTATTTCTTGGAATAGTATAGATTGCAGATAAAGAAGCACCATAAGTTGCTTGAACATAAGCTACAGTTTTTGAATCTACTGTTACAGTTAAGTTTCCAACATTAGCATTACCTGTGTTTGCTGTAAGCATTCTTGCACTAAAAACTCTAATAAATGAAACTGAACCAGCACCACCACCGATTGTTAAAGTTTCTGAAACTAAATCATAGTTACTATCTAAGCCTGATACTAAAACTGTTCCTGTATCATCTGATGCAGTATCGGAAGAAGTAACTGTAGCTGTAGTTGCACTTGTTGGATAAGAATAAACACCACCTACTGATGAAACAGTTTCAAATGAAGTTGATATAGCATCATTATAACCGAAAGTTCCAACAGCAGAAAAATCTTCTACTAATCCTTTTTGAACATTGATACCAAAATCAAATTCTACAAAGGGTTTGCTATTTTGAATATTGAAAGCCATAACCTTTAATATCAGATATTATCTAAATTTCAATAAAGTTAAGTTTCCCCTCATCATGCCATCTTTTAATCCAATATTCGTCTTTTTCCATTTCATGTGAGGGATATGAAAATTTATTAGATACTTGGTG